CCCGTAAAGACCTTCCGTCTTTACAAACGGCTTATTTCCATCTTCGTAACCCTCCCACCATCCGAAGGGCATGGCCCAGGCCATGAGTCCGGCGTTGGCGCCGAGGAAGAGTGCCCGCGCGACGCTGCGGCCGCTGGCGCAGGCGTCGGTAGTCGCCGTTCGGCCGCCGTTGAGCAGGAAGCCTTCCGTGATAGCCGTTGAACCGGCGCCCGTTCGGTAGGGGATTCGCTCCCACTCGACGATGAGGGCGCCGCGATGGAGGGCCGCCCCGCCGGTGAACAGCGGGTTGGAGTTGCCGCGCTGGGCCGCCGCCTGCTGCATGGCCGCGAAACCATTGGGTCCGATCTCGGACATCAGGCTCTCGATCTGGTAAGGTGAGGCCAGGCAGACGAACAGGTCCCCGATGAGTTTGCCCTGGCCGGCCTGATCGACGGGGAACTGGACACTTCGCTCCTGCGAGGCCGGAGTCTGGAAGAACCGGCCCGGTCTTATGCGCGGACTGGCCATGACGGCCATGCGCCGAGCGCGGGCGACGACCAGGGTGCCGAACAGGTTGGCGGTCTGAGTGCCGGCCGTCAGCAAGGCATCGGTGCCATAACTGACGCCGCTGTTGCCGAGCGTCGGCGTGGCATCGACCTCCTGGCCGAGGTACATGATCCGGCTCGCACTCGGATAGACCTCGTTGATCGTCTCGATGGCCGATGAGGACATGTTCTCGTTGTAGAGGCCGGCCAGAGAACCGAGCAGGTCGTTCTCCTGGTAGTCCTTGATCGTCTCCGCCAGGGCGGCCCTGGACCGGGTGCGAAATGCCTCCGTGCCGCGAAGACTGGTCAGTTGAAGGGACCACGCCCCCGCAGCTTCCGTTCGGGTCGCCCGCGTGTGAACGAACACGCTTTGGTTCCCATAGGTCAGGGATTGCGCGTTGTTGCGAGTGTCCCCGTCGTCTCCGACGCCCGCACCAGCGATGTTGATGGGCAGCTCGAAGACGACGCTGCCGCCCGCTTGGCGCGTGAGGTCCTGGTTCAGGCGAATGATGTCGAAGTCGGTCTTGCCGCACAGGGGCAGGAGTCTCGACGTTGACCACGCCTGGTCGAAGAGATCGGCGGCGAATTTCTTCTGTGTTCTCGGATCGTTGATTCCGAATGAGGTTGTACCCATATACGTTATGCCTTTCCGGCCGACTCCTCATAGCTGGGGAACTCGATTCCGAGGCGTTCGTGCAGCCGTTGCGGCTGTTGAGGACGCCTCAGTACCTGCTCCCTCGTGGGCGGTTCTTTGCCGCCTTTGGGTTTCGGCCTGTTCTGTTGAGGATTTGGGGCCGTGGGGTTGGCCCATCGAGACTGGCGGTGCGCTCGAACGGCGGCGTTGATCTCGTCGGCGGATGGACTGCCCGGCTGGCGGGCTCGGCGCAGGCATCGGTCGTAGATTTCCTCGCCCGCCTGATCGCCGGCGACTCGAATCATCGCCTTGTCGGACTCCGTGAGCTGTCCGGCGCCGGCCTGGACGACGGTATCGAAGTCCAAACCCTCGCCGCGGGCGTCAGCATTGAAAGTTGCCTTGGCGACGGCGATACTGCGAACCATCGTGTTGTGCTGGCCCTGCGCCGTGTTCTGGTCGGCTGCCCGCTGCGCCTGTTCGCGCTGCCATCGGGTCTCCTGGACGATGATCGCGGCGGGCGGCGACAGCTCCGGCTCTTCTTTGAGCCGTTCCGCGTTCGTGTCCACCCACGTTTCCAGGGGACTCTTCTCAGGTTCTTTCGCCTGCGCCAGCTCGGCCGGGGCCTCTCCGATCTGCTGGAGCGCCTCGAACTGGGCGAGTCTGGCCTTCGCCTCACGGTGCTTGCGCTGCTCTTCTTTGAAGGTTTTGAGCGGTACGACATCGGTGCGCTTGGGTTTGTCGGGTTCGACCTCTTCGAGCGCAGTCTCTTCGCCTTCGCCTTCCGGCAGTTGTTCCTCGGCGGTATCCGGCTGGTCCTCGACCCGTTCGGGCTCGCCGTCAGTCTCTTGGGGCTCCTCAAGCCCCAAATCCTCGGTTAGTTGCTCTGCTGTTTCCAAATCTCTGTCTTCCGTACTCATCGTTCGCTCCTTGAACCGGACTCGAATGGTCCGGGAACCATGAAAGCCCTCATGGGAGGGGAGGGCTGAATGACCGCCGCCCTCAGAGCGGGAACCCCTGCTATGAAGCCGCAGGAGCGGGCTCGCCTTTTTTACCGCCTGGCGTTGGCGGGAACCGATCTTGGGCAGCCGTCGCCGCCGTCGTTCGGGGCAAAAGAAAACCCCGGCCTCCTCGCGTGTCGGCGAGAAGAGCCGGGGTCATTTGCAACGGGTCCGGTGCTGCTATTCGATTGTCAGAGTCCTATTTCCTGGGTGACTCCTCAAACTTGACGCTCTTGTCGGTTATGTGCAGGCGAGTGGGCCTGCCACGGTCACAGTGGAGCTCCACATGCCCCTGTTCGAGCCCGAGCAACTCCACCATCGCCTGCGCGTGCTCTTGAACCTTCTGCTTCGTCTCAGGTCTCAACGTCGTCACTTCTTCTCCACCGCCGTGTCGATTCGTTCTTTCGACGCATCCGCCAACTGCTTCTCCAACGCTACTACACGGGCCGTCAGTGCCGCGATCTGCTGCTCATGCTGGCCTATGCGCTCGATCAGGGCGCGTATGCTGAAGATCGTGTAGGACCGCTCGATAGACTCACTCGCGTAGGCCGTCAGCCATGCGGCCGGGGGAGTCAAGAGGTGCCCCAGCAGCGGCTTGGGCGGCTGCGGTTCAGGTGCGGCAGCGGCCGGGGCCGTCGGCGCCTGGGGTCCCTGTGCGGCGAGGGCCGTCTTGTCCCACGCCGGAAAACCCGTATAGGGAGGTTGGCTCGGCAGACAGAAAGCTGCCCCCAGAATTACCATCACAATGCAGGTTATGGCCAGTAGTGGTGACGTTCTCATTCTTTTCCCTTCTTCGGCTTCTCGACTTTGACCTTCGAGCGGATGCGCAGGTCGGCCAGCCGCCGCATCATGTCCGGCTCCCCGTTGCCGGGTCCGTTGGCGGCGGCTTCGAGTGCCACCCATTCGGCACGATCCGTATCGGTCAACGGTGTGGCGAGATATCGTTCTCGCGCATCCTTTTGCTTCTTCTCGACACGGGTCTTCTCGTCGGTCTTGCGTTTCTCGTCTGCCGCGATCTTGACCGCGTCCTCTTTGGCGGTTGCGGCTACCCGTGCGCTGTCTTCATCGTATCGCCGTTTCGCGGCGGCCTGGTCGGCCTGTGTCGCTTCGAGCTGGAGGTTCGCTTCCCATTCGGCTCTCTTCTTCGGATCGGCTGGGGGACGGTCTATTCCCATCTCGTTACTCCTTGGCGGCATCCACCGCTGACTGGGGTTTTCGTTTCTTCTTCTCTTGCCACGGCCAGGGTACGAAACCCGGCCGGTTCTGAAATCTCTCGACTTGCTCGGGCGACGGTTCGCGCCCGTAGTGCTCTTGCCGCATCGGCTCGACCGGCTTCTTCGCCATGCCTACCCCAGCCAGTTTCCAAATCTCGCTGATCGTGTAGGGATACGTCTTCTTGCAGATCGTCGTCAGAGCCATATCAACTCTTGCCCTTCCTGCTTCGCTTCGTCGTCAGTTTCGTCGTCAGTTTCGTCGTCATTGCCGCTCCTTCTTGACCAGAACCTTCCGAGCCGCAAGGGCAGTATCATCCGCCGGACAGACGATGCGGATACCCTTTTCCGTCCGTATGTACCGGACCTTCGGACCCGTCAACTTCGCTCCGCAAACGGCACAGAGGATCACGAGTACCCCCGGTCTTTGAGAATCTCTTCCTTATTGGCGAGATCGCTGGCCTTGAGGATGTACTTGTCGCTCAAGGGCTGCGAGCCGCTGGCGATCAAGAGTTGGTTGGTCTCGGCCAGATTGACCATTTTGTGAAGCCGTTCCGTCAGGCTGTAGGGGCTCAGGGCGACGGTGCAGTGATACCGCCCGGCAATCGGATTGCGCAGCGCGTCGATCAGGGTCTGAATGGCCATCGGCTTGGCGATCTCGTCGATTGCCCCCATGAGGGCCTCGTAGGTCTGCTTCTGCTCGACGTAGAGCTTGCCGATGTCGTTGAGCATTTCGGGCGTGGGTCCCTGCGGCGGCTGCGGGGCACCCTTCTGACCCGCCGGCGGCATGAAACTCGCGGGATTCGGGATAGGCGGGTCTTCGGGGAATGCGATGCCGAGCGAGGCGACGACGAGTACCCGCGCCTGATGAAGCATCTCGTCGTCGATCAGACCACTCTCCTCGATCATGGCCTTGATCTCATCGTCCGAGTAACATCCGCTGCATCGTATGATGTTGACGCCGAGATTGCCGAAAATGCGCAGGGACCAGTCGTAGTTCTTGAGCACCGGACTGATGCCGGTCTGACTGTTCGCCTGCTTGGCGAGGATGGCCCGCCCGCTCTGCTGCTGCGTGTCCTGCTCGGGATTCTCCGTGCGGATGTTCGAGCACTCTCGAATCTCGCCCTTGCTCTTGTCGGAGATCAGGTCCAGGCCGGCGGGGAAGGTCGAGGGCTCGATCTTCTCGGCCATGCCCCCGCACTTGCTCAGGTCGATGATCTGGGCGGCCTCACCCGTATGCGTTCGCAGATAGTCGGCGTAGCCGTCCATGTCCTTCGTAATCTTCCAGCCCGTATTCGGCATGAGCTTCAGCAGGTTCACGACGAAGGAACGCAGCCAGTTGAAGGTCTCCTGCGGACCTATCATGTCGTCCACGATCCCGCAATGCTTGCGGGTGTCCCACATGGCGCTGAAACCCACGACCGGAATCGCCGCAAGGTTCGCCTGGGCCAATCCGAACTCGTCCACGTAGTTTTCGAGGAAGACCCCGCCGATAGTCAGGGTGTGATTGACGACTTTGACCATGCTGCGGACCATGCGGTACACGTCCGAGTGACGCTCCGTCACCTTCCTGGCCCGACGTATCTCCGCCTTGTCCGTCAGAATCAGGGCATCGAGCTCGCTCTTTCGCGTGTCGTACCAGTACCAGGCGTCCCGCCACTCCACCCACCAGCTATGCGTGAGCTTATAGCGGAGCTTGCCGTAGTCGGGGACGGTCTGAGGGGACCGCGTCGAGACCCGCTCGTTGTCCCTGCCCACGACCCCATAGAGGCCCTGCGTAATGGGCTGGTAGAGTTTACCGCTCACACCCGCCGGCTGAGCGCCGAACAACTCCGCCACGTCCGGCCAGCGCTTCGCCGCCCACGACTGGTCCACCCACTCGTCCCAGAGGAAGAACCTGGCCCCGTCCGCCGTGCCCGGAGAGCCGTTCATGTCGTAAGAGCTGCACGTCGGATCACTCAGGCAGTCGAACTCGTCCAGGTTGCGAATGACGAGGTTGCCGTGCATCGGGTCGGTGTCCCAATCGACGAACCAGCCGAGGTAGCCCTTGCCCGTCACGGCGCCCCGCTGGAACCACTGCACCATGAGGTCCTGGCCCTGGCAACTCTCGATGGCGTGCTTGAGCAGCGTCGTCTGGGCGTCTGCCAGCACCTTCATGCCCCCATGCGTATTCAAGACGCTGATGTCCTTCGGATTGGCCACGACGTTGCCGACGAGCTGGGCAACCTGCGGCCGGATCAGCGGGATCGTAGCGCAGTATTTGCCCTGATCCTCCATGTCCTGCTTCTGGGTCAGGTCCCACTGATACCCGTTGAAAAAATCGTCAGCGGTCACCATGCGCTCGATGTCCGCCCGATTGTCCGTCTCGGCCACGCGCCGGTACTCGGCCAGATTCGTCAGAATCTCAGCCTGCCTCGTCTCGTCCAGCGTCTTGCGGGTCTCAAGTTCCATTGCCTGTCAACCCTTCACCCTTCGCAAACGCGGATTGGCCTTCTTGGCCTTCGGGCTTGCCTTGCGGCTGGCCGATGCCAAGATGGCTCCTGCCCTGTCCTGCGAAACGCCTGCCTTGCGAGCTATCTTGGCCTGAGTGGCCTTGAAACCCGGATGGCTCTTCGCCATGCCCTACCTCCCAGCTTTCGGCATCTTCACTTTGCCCATGCTCTTGCCGCCGCCAGCCCCTGCGTTGCAGTCCTTGCCGCCCTTACCCGACTTCTTCACTGCCATTTTCTTTGACATAACCTATGCTCCTTAAAGGACTTACCGTCAGAAACCCATGCGATTCAGGACCGGGAGCTTGCGCTGCCTGTTCTGGGCCTGATACCCAGGCTCCTTGTACTCACGCACCCGAATCATAGGCAGATGCGACACGCCATTGACGTAGGCATCGCCGTAGTCGGGCGAAACCCCGCGGTGCTTGGCCTTGATCTCCTCCTTCGGGGCTACAAGCACCCGCTGGCCCCGAAACTCGTACCAGGGCCAGGTCAACTGCTCGCAAATCTTGTGTACGACCAGGGCGAGCTTGTCGTCCACCGGGCGCGGCAGACTGATGACCCCGCACGCCTGGGCATCGTACAGGCCGTCGTGGAACCACTTACCTACCGTACTCCACACCTCCGCACGCATGTTGTAGTACCGGTCGGGCTGCATCGAGGCCGCCGCCGGTTTGTACTCGATCACTTGGAACCCGTGCGAGGCCAGATAATCGCCCACGCCGCACACGCCGACGATCTCAACGATGATCGGCACACGCTTGTCCTCGCAATCGCCCATGCGACGGGCCATCGCCTCCGCCTCAGCGACGATCTGAGGCTCGCTGCACATCGGCAGTACCCGAGCATCGATGATCTCCGTGTTCTCACCACCGAGGATGACGCAGGAATCGTCGCCGAACCGGGCCGGGTCTATCGAAATCCACCGCTTGACGTACGGATGATGACCGTAGCGAGTCTGAGCCGCCGTAATCCACTCCTGGAGGATGATCTGGTCGATGCCGGACAGGGCCGACCAGTCGCCGTCCCGGTATGCACGGAGCAGGTCCGGGCGGTGGCTGAACGCATCCTCAAGAGTTTTGACGTAACCGGCGGGGAGGTGCGGATTGTCGCTGTACAGAGCCGGAATGAACACCTTGCCCACGCCC